AAAAACGCAGGTCACATGTCATCACCCGGGACCTCTTCCTCTTCGCCTGTTACACCGGCACCGCCTATGCCGATGCGGTAAGCATCACCCGGGAGAACCTCTTCCAGGATGACGAGGGCAGCCTCTGGCTGAAATACCGGCGGAAGAAGACCGACTACCTCGGACGCGTCAAGTTGCTGCCGGAAGCACTCGCGTTGATCGGGAAGTATCGTGACGATACCCGCATCACCCTCTTCCCGCCGCAGGACTACCATACGCTCAGGGCCAACATGAAATCCCTGCGCCTGATGGCGGGGCTGAGCCAGGACCTTGTCTACCACATGGGAAGGCATTCTTTCGCCTCATTGGTCACGCTCGAGGAGGGAGTGCCGATCGAGACCATCAGCAAAATGCTGGGACACTCCAACATAAAGACCACCCAGATATATGCCCGTGTAACTCCGAAGCGACTGTTCGAGGACATGGACAGGTTCGTCGAGGCAACCTGCGATTTGAAACTTATTCTTTAATCCTTAAACAATTAAACAATCATTATCATGCGCAGTACATTCAAGCTTTTATTCTACATCAACCGTAACAAGGTAAAATCGGACGGCACGACCGCCGTCCTCTGCCGGATCAGCATCGACGGAAAGAAATCGGCAGTCACGACAGGCATCTATTGCAAACCCGGAGACTGGGACAGCAAGAAGTGTGAAATCAAAACAGCCAGGGAGAACAACCGCCTTGCCGCCTTCCGAAGCCGGCTGGAAGAGGCGTATGGGAACCTGCTGAGGAACCAGGGAGTGGTCACGGCCGAGCAGCTCAAGACCACCGTATCCGGTGCCAATTCCGTGCCGGAATACCTCCTGCAGGCCGGAGAGGTGGAACGCGAACGGCTCAGGGTCCGCTCCAAGGAGATCAATTCCACCTCCACCTACCGCCAGTCGAAGACCACGCAGCTTAACCTCAGGCAGTTCATCGAATCCCGCGGGATGAAGGACATCGCCTTTTCGGACATCACCGAAGAGTTCGCCGAATCGTTCAAGGTCTTTCTCAAGAAGGAGCTGGGACACAGGAACGGACACGTGAACCACTGCCTGTGCTGGCTCAACCGGCTCATCTACATCGCCGTGGACCGGGAAGTATTGCGTGCCAACCCGATAGAGGACGTGGCATACGAGAGGAAAGAAGCACCTAAACTAAGGCATATCAGCCGCAGTGAACTGAAGCGGATGATGGAAACCCCGCTGCCCGACCCGATGATGGAGCTGGCGCGCAGGACGTTCATCTTCTCCTCGCTGACCGGTCTGGCCTACGCGGATACGAGGGCTCTCCATCCCCGTCACATCGGAACGACCTCGGAAGGAAGAAGGTATATCCGCATCCGCCGCGCCAAAACGGACGTGGAGGCGTTCATCCCGCTGCATCCCATAGCCGGACAGATACTGGATCTTTACAACACCACGGATGACGACAGGCCGGTATTCCCGCTGCCGGTCCGCGATGTCCTCTGGTACGAGGTACATGGAATGGGCGTGGCATTAGGCATGAAAGAGAACCTGTCCTACCACATGGCCCGGCATTCGTTCGGAACCCTGACACTGACCGCGGGCATTCCGATAGAGAGCATCGCCAGGATAATGGGCCATACGAATATCGACAGCACGCAGGTCTACGCTCAGGTCACCGACCGGAAGATATCCTCGGACATGGACCGGCTGATGGAAAGAAGAAAACCTGCGGCCGGCAAGGAAGCCGCAGGCTAAATAAAAAAATTGCCGCCGGAATTGTATTTACGATTCCGGCGGCAATCCTTAAACTTGAATACGATATTATACCAATGCTGCGTGATAGTTCTCCTCCAACAGCTTCTCGATGTCCGACTGCCTGTACAGGATCTTCCCGCCAAGCTGGATATAGGGAATCCGCCCTTGGTCCCTGTAATCCTGCAGGCACCTGCGGCTGATCCTCAACGTTCCGGAAAACTCCCTGTCAGTCAGGAACCGTTCCCCGTTGAAGGGAGGACGGTTGTCACGGGCAAGACGCTCCACTTTTTTCTCCATGTTGTCCAGCAGGGCAAAGAACCTGCGGACACGTTCGTTCTCCTTGTCGATAATGCCTTCCATCTCTTCCGCTCTTTAAAGGTTTCCGTTCTTCCTTCCTTCTCTCATTGCCTTCTCCTTGCGTCTGATGCCGACGTAGGCCATCAGCTTCTCCACATCCTCTGGCTTATAATAGAACTTGCTCTGGAGGCGGGTGAACGCCGGCCGTCCGGTATCGCGGAGTGTCTGCAGGGTACGTGGCGAGATGTCAAGGCGCAGGCAGACATCCTGGCCGTCCAGTCACTCTCCGAGTTCCTTACAGCGGTTTCTCTCATACAATCTGTCCACATGTGCGGACAGGTTCTCGGCGCGTGCCAGCATCCTCTCAAGGACACCGGCCTCGATGTAGCATATTTCCATATTTTTCAACTTGTTTAAATGTCAGTGCGAATATAAGGGAAGAAACCATGAGAGGCAAGCGCGACCGGCACACTGGCAGGAATAGTCATGGATAGTCGGTTTTTGTCATATGGGAAGGAAAAATACTCCGTAGCCGGTCGGTTTTCACGACCCCCTTTGGAAAACCTGAAGGACGGGTGCGTCACGACGATGAAAAAAGAAAAATCCCCACCGGAAGTGAAGCGACCCCAAACCGGCAGGGAGTGTAATAATAAAGGAACGGACTGTTCAGCCCTTGATGTAACCGTACTTTTTCAGGTCGTCCATGAAATGCTCCGGCGTGTCGGTCCTCACCGTCACCCCGTGCAGTTCCCTGTACCGCCCGGAGAAATTCACCATGTACTCCCCGTCGGTGCACCCGCTGTCAAACCAGCTGCGCTCACGCAGGACGCGTACAAACTCGGAAGGGCCGGAGGCGGCAATCCTGCCGCCATCCGCCAAAATACCTGATCTCGTTTTTTTTATTATCGGTATTTCAAATGTCTTAAAAGCCTCTTTGACAGGTTACCATCCGGGATGATCGCCTGAATTCGCATGTACCGGATTTTCTATTTACCAGATTCCATAATGGTTCCTGCCATCCGTTTTTTCTCTGCGGCTGTCGCTTTTTTCCTCGTGGCATCATGGTCTGTTACCGGATAGGAAAAGCCATCTCCATCACAACCATGAATTATAGTGTAGCCATATTTGTATATAGCCGTATGATACGCTATCCGGATAATGCTATCACAGAATTGCGATATAGCCGGATATCAAAATAGGGATAGCCGGGAGCGAAGGGAGCACGCATCCTTCCGGATATAGATATCTCAAAATCTCCATTTGCAGAAGTGTATAAATATCAATCCATTAATGGAGACGATGAAGAAAAACAATAAGGCGTATACGGCTACCTGTTATTCTCCATTTGCAGAAGTGTAGAAGTAGCAATCCGTTAATGGAGACGATGAAAAAACAATAAGGCGTATACGGCTACATGTCATTCTCCATTTGCAGAAGTGTAGAAGTAGCAATCCGTTAATGGAGACAATGAAGAAAAAACATAAGTCGTACACGGCTACATGCCCATTCTCCATTTGCAGAAGTGTAGAAGTAGCAATCCATTAATGGACAATAGGGCATGTAAAGGGCAGATTTTCCGTATATTCGCCTCCTTATCCCCGAATTATGGGCGTAAGTCACATGGTCATGGAGATATATCTATCCTTTAATGGGGAGAACAGCCGGCAAATATCTGATGGAAAAGCCCCACAAACCACAGGAAAATAGCCACACAATGGTCTGATACACAATAATTATTGGAGAAACGAGGTCCGCTCCTGCGGACAGCAAGTTGTGTTTTCGTTTAACGAAAACAGGACGGTTTAACGGCGAAAACGCCGCCAGCCGTCTACAAGGATATGCTCCGAAGTCACACCTATTGTTTGTGTATCCCAATATTGTATCGATAGATATCGTTTGTGATTTAGTATTCTATTTTGTACCACAAATTCGGTAAGATATATGGGTACACATTTTTTACAAGCTGTCAATTTGCGATTTATATTCGCTTGGTGTTCGCTTGACTATTTTTTCAAATTGCATAATAAAATGAGGTACATAATTATAGCCTGATTCATAAGCCACTTGTGCTATAGTCAGATTGGAATAAGCCAATAATTTACAGGCATGTTCAATCCGTATTTCAGCGAGGCATTGGAAGATATTCTTATCAGTACGTTGTTTGAAATATCTGCAAAGAGCTGAGGGATTCTGTTTCACATAGTCTGCTATTTCTTTCAATGTGATTTTTTCTTTGAAATGGTTGAAAAGATAGGCATACACCCGATTGACAGGCTCATTGACTTCCGGCAGAAGATTCGAACTGTTATAAGCAACATTTGAAAGAATGTTTGTTTTCTTACACTGGCATAACCGTTCTAAAATTTGAAAAAAATGTATCAACCGGGCCGTGTGCTCCACCCTTTCCAACTCCTGGAACCGTTGCAATAACTCTTCATATAAATTTTTGTCGTAAAAACGTATTCCGTACTGGCTTTTCTGCAACAGCCCGTAAATGGGTAAATAATCCGGCAGTTTTTCCATGGACATGGGAAAAATGGTCGGATGAAACTGTAATGCCACTCCGGCACTCGCTTCGAGTCCCATCGTCGGGTTCAATTTGGCATTGCACAAATGCAGGTGCGGTACGTTGCTCCCTATCATGGCTATGTCGCCTTCCTTATAGTCACAAACCCCTTCTCCCACAAACTGCTTTCCACTTCCACCTGTGAACAGCATGATTTCATATTCGGCATGCTTATGCCGGGGCAACACGAACCGGGGGGATAATATGCGGCTGCATAATGTAGTCCGGTCATGAATGATTTTCCGTTCCAGTATAGGCATATTTTGTTTTTTTATTTTAGATTTTCAATGATTTGACTTAACCATTTGAGGAATAAACTTTTAGCAAGCTATTTGAAAAGTAGCGGTAACGACTAAGAAACCGTGCGATTTTCAGCGTTTTGCTATGTTTTACTGTCAAATAACTCAACCGCAAAAGTAGCCAAAATCATTGAATGGGCAAAGAGAGTGGCGACTTTTTAGCACTATAGATATTATTATCGCAATCCGATATACTTCATATTAACCCATTTCAACTTTATCCTTACCCAATCAAACAGAAAATACAAACCTAACTGAGGATTTACTGTAGAATGCGAAAGGTAGGATAGGACAAAGTCTCCGGAAAGTATGTCACGTTACAACACAGCAGCTTCACCGTCAGCTATTACCACCTGTTTCAAATCTCTGTATCACAAGGGCAGGCTGTTTTGTCTGGTGATGTTGTTGGGATTACAGGCAATACGGGACGCTGCACCGAGGAACATCTGCATATCACCTGCAAATACAAGGGAAGTATTATCAATCCAATTCTAATTGTTGATTATATAGCTCATATAACTATGATACCATGGATCTGACTGAATAGGTAATATCAAACGACAAACAAATCAAAGCAGTGAAATTGGTCTTCGACAAGTAGGTGATTCTGATCTGGTGGGCTAAAATTTACTTGCGAAACTTAAAAACTCATTGTAAGTTTTGTGTTACATATTTATGATGCCTCAATGGGAAGTAAAGTAATCATTCAACTTTCGAATGTCGTCTATCTGTGAAAACATTCTCTGGAATGAATGAAGATTGTAGATTTTGTTGTAAATTTGCACATTACATCAATAAATTAATCTATGAAATCGGAGGTAGTTACTGATAATAAGATGATTAATCGATTAAAAGTGGTTTTAGCCGAAAAGAATCGTACTGGTAAATGGTTGGCACAGCAACTAGGAAAAAATGAAGCAACTGTTTCTCGATGGTGCTCTAACACGGCGCAACCATCACTTGAGATGGTTATCAAGATAGCTTCTGTCTTGAAAATAGATCCTCGCCGACTCATCAACGGTGGAACTTCCATACAACAATGGAAATGACATTAACGGCTCGGATTCTATAAATGTATACGATAAGATTGATGAATGCAATTCATTACAGATCGTATACTTCTTGCATCTTTAGTTTATAGCGTGTTTGTCATTCTTAATTTCAAGTATATGAGATAAAAAAAGTATCATGAATAAGAATAAAAACGAAGATATACAACAATTTTTTACTCCCAAGATTGCTGTATTAGGTCTTGGTTATGTTGGGTTGCCATTGTTTTGCCTATTTTCAAAACACTATCATTGCGTAGGGTTTGATTCAGATAATGAGAGAACAACTCTGCTTTCTCGTGGTATTGATGCTAAGAGGTGCGAGAAAGAGGAAAATATAAATGCAGCTATTAGGAACAGCATTATTGTTTCTAATAGTAACGCTATCAGAGATTGTAATGTTTTTGTAATATGTGTTCCAACAGGCGTCACGTCGTCGCACGAGCCGGACTTGTTCCCATTAAAAAGCGCATGTTTCGTTGTTGGAAGCAATCTTAAAAAAGGAGATTTGGTTATATTTGAATCGACTGTTTTCCCTGGTGCAACTGATGAAATATGTATTCCTATCCTTGAAGAGTATTCTGGTTTAACGCTTAACATAGATTTTGGGGTTGGATATTCTCCTGAAAGAATTAATGTCGGAGAGGAGATACATCATCTTTCAATAACACCTAAGATTATTTCTGGCTCATCCTCAGAAGTATTGAATAAGATTGAAAAACTCTATTCGTCGATTATATCGGCTCCGCTCTGTCGAGCTTCAAGCATTAAAGTGGCTGAGGCGGCTAAGATGTATGAAAATGTTCAACGCGATACCCTCATTGCCTTGGCCAATGAATTTTCCCTTTATTGTGGAAAAGAGAGAATTGATTCATTCGAGGTCACTCGATGTGCTTCAACAAAATGGAATTTCGCATCTATTTACCCCGGCTTAGTTGGTGGGCATTGTATTGGTATTGACCCATATTATTTAATAGAAAGGGCTAAATCCAAATCATTAGATTTGCCGTTGGTGTCAACAGCAAGATGCATCAATGAGAATGAGACTTTTATCGTGATAAAAAAGATCTCCGATTTAATTGGCGACAAAGATTGTTCCATTCTTATACTCGGAGCGTCATACAAAGCCAATATAAGCGATATCCGGAATTCAAAGTCGATTGAAATAATTAAAAGACTACATGACCAAGGGGTTACGATAATGGCCTTTGACCCGATAATTGATACATCTCTTCTTTCACCGGAAATAGAATCCCTGTTTATTAAAGATCAATCGGAACTTATCCAGAGATACGACATTGTAATTAAGCTTGTCAATCATTCGATATTTGACAAATTTAATATTAGAGGAACCATAAGTACTCTTGAATTAAAAGATTTAATATAAAATGCAACACTGTATGAACATATTAGTCGCTGGCGGAGCCGGTTTTATCGGTTCTAATCTTTGTGCATCATTAATTAAAGATGGACACAAAGTTGTAATCCTTGATAACCTGAGTACTGGGAGCCTTGCAAATATTAGAGACTTAGAGTACGGTACATATACGTTTGTTAATGAAGATGTTAGAACCTGTGATTTAGGAGGAATTATATCTATCGCAATTGATGTCATCATTAATCTTGCTTGCATTGCCTCTCCAAAGGCTTACTATAAACAGCCAGTAGACACCTTAATGACATCCGTTTTGGGAACCAAAAATCTCTTGGATTATGCTCTTACTCAAAATGCCATGTTAATTCAAGCATCTACAAGTGAAATTTATGGAGATCCTAATGTAGACATCTTAGAAGAGACCTACAATGGTAACGTAAGTTGTACCGGCCCTAGAGCATGTTATGATGAAGGTAAAAGAGCCGCTGAGACTCTTTGTATGGACTATATTCGCACACACAAGATGGATGTTCGGATTATACGTATATTCAACACTTATGGTCCGAAGATGAATTCTGCTGATGGTCGGGCTATACCGGAGTTTATTAATAAGGCTCTTAAGTCAGAATCCATAGAGATATATGGGAGTGGTGATCAGACTAGAAGCTTTATGTTCATTGATGATTTAATAAAAGCTGTAAAGCAGTTGATTAAATCTGACGTCCGTTTCGATACTCCTATCAATATTGGGAATCCGTATGAAGAGCACACCATTAATGAATTGGCAGGAATAATTAAAACATTGACACATAGTGACGTTCCTGTTGTACATTTAAGCGGATTAGAAGACGATCCCAGGAAGCGCAAGCCTTCAATACTTAAAGCGGAAAGAGTCATAAGTTGGAAACCCACAGTTAGTCTGAAAGACGGTTTATGTAAAACAATTCAATATTTTAGACAAAATGATTAAATTACCTAAGATAACAGAAGCGTCGATAGATTTATCCACAATCTGTCAATTACATTGTGTTGAGTGTTCAACGTCCAAAGGAATCACTCATGCAGGGATTGTGGGAAAAGGTCAACTTTCTTTTGAGGATTTTTCAAATTTTATTGACACTAATCCGGAGATTAAAAGAATAGAAATGTCCAATTGGGGAGAAATATTTCTGAACAAGGATATTGTCAAAATTTTAGAGTATGCTTTCAGAAAAGGAGTTACTTTATATTGCGGAAACGGTACTAATTTCAACAATGTTTCGGAAGAAGCATTGGAAGCACTGGTCAAATATAGAGTTGAGTATCTAAATATTTCTATTGATGGAGCAACACAAGAGACATATTCAATTTATCGCGTGGGTGGTAATCTCTGTAATGTACTTCAAAATATCGAGCGACTGAACAATTATAAAGAACGATATAACTCAGAGTACCCTAAGTTATCATGGCAATTCGTGATATTCGGCCATAACGAACAGGATTTACCAAAGGTTAAAGAGTTGTGCTTGAAGTACAACATGGCTTTTAATCCCAAACTTAATTATTCCCAATTCTCACCTGTAAAAGACAAGGAATTTGTAAGACGAGAAAGTGGTCTTGGAGTAGCAGACCGTGATGAATATCGTCTGAAGCATAATCACGAATATAAAGCTCCATGCTATCATTGCTTCTCAAGTCCACAAATTAATTGGAATGGGGATATCCTTGGATGTAGTGTTAATAAGTGGAGAAGTCTTGGAAACGTCAAAGATGGGTCTTTGACTCAATGGACAGAAAGCGAGGGGTTCAAGGCATTAGTTGAACTTCTTTTTGAAGGGAGAGATACCTCTATTGATTTACCTTGCAAACATTGCCCCAATTTAGTTATAGTAAACGCAGAAAGAAAAAGCAAGGTTGATGATAATACAGCAAAAATGCAGTCTATTAAGTGGTTAGGTGTTTAACTCATAATACTGCATAAGCTGAAAAAGGAGGTCCGATAAAAGCTGCGAAAGACTTCAGTTCCCATATCGTTACTGATATAACAGGAACAAGAAACGGCACAACAGATTCTATTTCAGTAATTTGCACAGTTTTTCATACCTGAGGACAACTCGCTTGATATTAACTTTGTAACGATCAAAAAAGTATGAAAACGAGTATGAGC